CTCTACGATGCAGGGGTCAAGTACCGGCTTCACTGGAACGGCGCTGGCCTTCAGGAGCGCTATGCGAGCCTCCGTCTCGACGGTGTGTTTGGTGGCGGCGTGGAAACGATCACAGACGCCATGGCTCATCACCGAGGCGTATATGAGGGAGCGGTCAAGCATCTCGGCGTGCGACAGAGCAACGTGGTTGAGAGTGTATGCTGCCGAGACATTCAGTTGGCGGATGTTGGCTACAAGCTCGGCTGGACAAACCGTCCTCAGGCAACAGCCGCTGCTGAAGCCCTGTTGAAAGATGCTTTGGACAGGCTAGCGTATTGGTGGGGCGTGTCTTGACGTGCGTAACGAACAGTGGCATGAGGTGGGTAGTGGCGCTTAGTGCGCTTAGAGTTTCAGAGTTCAGCGCGAATGCCGGCGGGACTACATGGCATTGGTGTCTCGCCAACATCTCGTCGCGCTGATCCCCTAAGCGAAAAGGACGGCTGCAAAGCCTCCTTCGGGCCGAAGGGATATCGGCTCCTGATGAGTTTGTATCAACTTCGGGTGCCGGCAAAACACCGGCGGCAGGAGACTGTGCCGCAGCCAATACGAGTTTCGAGCGGCGGCGTTGGGTTCCACGTTGTATGCACAGCCGGTAGGCCCGGCCCGCTCGACTAACCCATCAAGGAACACACACATGGCCAAGAAGCCCAAGCCTGCAAAGCCGCGTCCGTGCCGCTGACCGTTTTGTAACGACGCTGAAAACAATGCCGCGTAAACTATTCGACGGAAGCAAGCCAGGACCGGGGAGGCCCAAGGGGAGCCGCAACAAGCTGTCCGAGGATTTCCTTCGCGACATCTGCGAAGTCTGGGACAAGCACGGCAAGCAAGCCCTATTCGATGTGGCTGTGAATGAGCCGGCCAAGTTCGTGACTGTGGCTGCGAGCCTGATCCCCAAGGAAATGAAGATTGAGACTGTGCGCAGGGCAGCGGAACTGAGCGATGATGAACTCGCCGCAGTTATCGCCGCACGAGGCGGCAACGGAGCTACTGACGAGACGGAAGGTCAGGGGCTCTCTCACTAGCTGGGTCCGACACGCAGGTTTCGAGCCTGCAAAGCACCACAAGCTGTTGCTGGACGAACTCGAAGCCATCTCGGACGGTCGCAATGATCGCCTGATGGTGTTCATGCCACCAGGGAGCGCCAAGAGCACATACGGGAGCATGCTGTTCCCGCCGTGGTACATGTCCCGTCATCCCGACCACATGGTCATTGCAGCGAGCCACACGCATGAACTGGCGGCTCGTTGGGGACGCAAGTGCCGTAATCTCGTTGCTGAGCATGGTTTCAGCCTGGGTGTGTCTCTTGCTGATGGCGATAGCGCCGCTGACCGATGGTCGTTGGCTAGTGGGGGCGAGTATTTCGCTGCTGGTGTTGGCGGCTCTGTCACTGGTCGTCGCGCTGATCTCGTTGTCATCGATGACCCTGTAAGGTCGCGTGAGGACGCAGACAGCGAAACAATCCGCGACAAGACGCTAGATTGGTTCAGGTCCGACCTGCTGACCCGCTTGAAGCCGGGTGGGCGCATTGTGGTCATACAGACCCGATGGCATGAGGCGGACCTTTCTGGCGAGCTTCTGGAGGCCATGAAGAAGGGCGGCGATCAGTGGCGGGTTATATCGCTCCCCGCGCTCGCCGGCCCAAATGACCCGCTAGGGCGCAAGCCTGGAGATGCCCTGTGGCCCGAGTGGGAAGACGAGGCGGCCCTAAAGCGCAAGCGGGCGATGCTCCTGCCGCGTGAATGGTCGGCGCTCTATCAGCAAAACCCGGTTCCAGACGACGGCGACTATTTCAAAGCCGACTGGATCAAGCGGTACAGCGTGCCACCCGACCCCGCCCAGATGCGGATCGTGGGCGCATCGGACTATGCGGTCACGGCGGATGGCGGTGACTACACGGTCCACATTGTCGTGGGCATGGACACGGAACGCAGGCCGTATGTTCTGGATCTGTGGCGAGAGCAAACAAGCTCGGAACAGTGGATCGACGCTTGGTGCGACTTGGTCCGGTACTGGAAGCCCATCGAGTGGGGCGAGGAAAAGGGCCAGATCGCTAGCGGCGTTGGCCCGTTTCTTCAGCGGCGGGCGCTGGAAAAGCAGGCGTACACGTTTCGCCGGCAATTCGCCTCGCGTACAGACAAAGCTATTCGGGCTCAATCGATCCGTGGTCGTATGGCACAACTAGGGCTCTACATCCCGCAGGATGCGCCGTGGGCGGCAGACTTCATCGCGGAGCTGTTGCAGTTCCCGGCTGGCAAGCATGACGACCAGGTTGACGCGCTAGGGCTTGTAGGCCAATTGCTCGACCACATCGACGCGGGGTTTAAGCCGAAGTCGAAAGAGCCTGATCATTCGCGTGGTCCGGTCTACATGGTGAACCCGGACGGTCGTGTTACGGCCAACATTGACTTGCTGAAGCACCTTGAGGCCAAGCGCCGCAAGCGTGAGGAAGTCTGAGTTTCACGAGCAAAACAGGAAGCGGTCACGGCAACCTGTCCTCTTTAGCGGCCCTATCCACAAGGGGCTAGGGGTTTATCGGTGACTATACCGTCGCAGCGTGCGGTTAGGGATATCGCGCTGCATCGGCAAGCCCCTTCGGGGGAGCACCCGTGTCCCGGTAACGGGGGAAGTTCAGCGATGATCGCGGGAACGCAGCGGCGCTGAATAAATTTGAGAAAGCACACCCTGAATGGCTGAAAACAACGCTCAGTTCGAGTCCGTCGAACAAGCGGTCAGGGAAGGTGCGTCCAATCCGAAGGCTGGCCTCGTCAAAATGTGGTTGGCTGCAATCGATGCTGCCGACAAAGAGGAAAGCGACTGGCGGAAAGAGGCCGACGAGATCGTTGAGATCTACCGTTCGGCCAGGGAGCAGAAGAAGCAGCAGGCTTTCAACATCCTGTATTCGAACACCGAGACGCTTCTGCCGGCCATCTACAACTCGACGCCGCAGCCTGACATTCGGAGGCGCTACAATGATCCGGGTGTCTCCGCAAAAGCGGTCGCGGACATTCTCGAACGCGCCATCAGCTATTCGCTTGACCAATACGACTTCGATGCGGTCATGCGGGCTGTCACCTTCGACGCTGTCGGGCCTGGGCGCGGCGTGGCCCGTGTTCGTTACGTCCCAAAAGTGGTTGGACCTGACGAGAGCCAGCTTGAAGAAGGCGAGGCACCCGAAGGCCAGTCCTACGAAAACGTAGAGCACAACGAAACGAACCCACCTGAGGCCGGCGAGCAGATCGTTAGCCAGTTGGTGACGCTTGAGTACGTGCCGTGGAAGAACTTCCGGCGCGGTCCTGGCCTGATCTGGGATGATGTCGAGTGGATCGCATTCAAGCACTACCTGACCCGCGACCAGATCCGCGACCTGAATGAGAATGTCGGGAAAACCATCACGCTCGATTACGACACTCGCAGCGGGGAGACCGACAAGGACAAGGCCGAGGGAGCCAAGGACCCGTCCGAGGTGTTCCTGCGAGCCTGCGTCTGGGAAATCTGGGACAAGGTAACGGGCGAATGCCTGTTCATCTGCCCGTCGTATGAAGCGGGACCGTTGAGGGTCGAGCCCGACCCGTTGCAGCTTACGGGCTTCTTTCCGATACCGCGCCCGCTTCAACCCATCAACACGCCCACGGACCTGATCCCGGTTCCGCTGTACCGCTCGTACAAGGAACTGGCTGAGGAGCTGAACGAAGTCACGATCCGCATTCGACGGCTGGTCCGCCAGATCCGCGTGCGTGGCATCTACGCTTCCTCGGCAGCCTCTATCGAGCAGATCATCAAGGCCGACGATGGCGAGTTGGTTCCTGCTGACGGGCTGGAGATGTTCGCTGGGGGTGGGCTGGAGAAGGCCATCGCGTGGTGGCCTATCGAGCCGCAGGTCAAGGCGCTTGCCCATCTCGTTGCTCATCGTGACGCGATCAAACAGACGATCTACGAAGTCAGCGGCCTCGCGGACATCATGCGTGGTGCCACGAACGCCTCCGAGACGCTTGGCGCACAGCAGATCAAGGCGCAGTGGGGCTCGCTGCGGGTCCAGTCATTCCAGGCCGAGGTTGCCCGGTTTGTCCGTGACGTGTTCCGCATGAAGGCGGAGCTTATCGGTCAGAACTTCGAGATGCCGCTGCTCATGGAAATGACGGGCGTCAAGCTGGCATCGCAGGCCGACAAGGCAATGGCCCAACAGCGGCTTATGCAGGCCCAACAGCAGGCGGCAATGGCCCAGCAGGCAGGACAGCCGGCACAGCCGCCTGAGGGGCTGGACGAGGCCCAGAAGGCCATGGAAGCCCCATTGGCCGAGGAAGTGGAGCAGATGCTCCGCTCCGACCTTCTGCGCTCGTATCGCATCGATGTGGAGACGGACAGCACGGTTCGCGCTGACCTGACCCGCAACATGGAGACCATGACGCAGTTCGTGCAAGGCTCGGCAGCCTATGCGCAGGCCATTGGCCCGCTGGTTGGCGAGGGCGTCATTCCCGGCGAGGTGGCCATCTCGATCTTCCAGGCGTTCGCCCGCAACTTCCGGCTTGGTCGTGCGGTGGATACCGTGCTCGAACAGACGGCGGACAAGGCGCGGGAAGAAGCCAAGCAGCCG